ATGACCGATTTTGAACGGAAAGTGTATCGGATTATTTTTAATATGAGCCGCTTCGGGAAAAATCCCTCCATGGAACAATTGAAAAGGAAAACCGGGAAAGATGAGCAGACGATCCGTGCTGCTGTGAAAAATCTGATGAGGCAGCGCGCTTTAAGTTGGGATAAGAAAAAAGAAAAGTGGAACGTTTAAACTTCGTCTTGTCAATAAATCTCAGAAAAAAATACAACATTTCTTAGAAAAATAATAAAAAATGTTACCTTTTTTAAAAAACATGCTATAATGGCACTGTGGATTAAGCTTTTGAGTAAATGGATCACGATAGTTGAGTTGAAGGTTAAAGCGAACAGGATTTCAAAAGGTTTTTTCTCTAACGGCGTTTTGAGCTTCTGTCATATAGCAACCAAATCACTTGCTATCTGTATCCTCTGTAACAAAAAACCTCTCGCGGACTGGTCATCTGCATAAGAGGTTTTTTTCGTTTAAAATGTTCTTTTTGGGGAATCATATAAATACAATTAAAAAAAAACACCAGACATCTACTCATAATTAAAGAAAAAACGCTCTCCTTCACAGGATTGATAATTGCGCTTGAGTTTTGGCGGGAGTGGTCAGCCCCACCCTTTCTTTAATCACTTTCAATACCTGGTGGCCAGAGTCAACTCATTATCCTCGAAGAAGCAGAGCAATCTGGACTAGGTAATATACACCTTTTGCGATATTGCCGAATACGAATGAAGCTATTCTCAACTTACGTGGACGAAGCTTTTTCATAATGAATCACTGTATCCTCCTTCCTTTTCCTGCATGGTCTATCTGTAGCGTGGAAACTACAATTCAGAAGGAGTAACGCACTCAGCTATTAAAATATATCAAAAATCAATGTTAAATGGTATGTTTTTTTACCATATTATTCTTTCAAACGCAAAAAAAGCCCTACTTGTAAAAAAAGTAGGGCTTCTTTCATTTCAATAACGCATCAAGTTTCGCTTTTGTTTTCGGTCCGTAAATGCCATCAGCAGTCAGGCCATACATAGACTGGAATCGTTTGACTGCATTTGCTGTCTTCGCACCATATGCGCCGTCGATTCCGAAATTCTTTGCATTCTTATCCGGGTAATAGTGGAGAGCCGCCAGCGCCGTTTGAATCTGTTTTACGGCCTCCCCTCGGGTCAACGGGCTTGTGACTTTAAAAACACCCGCAGGCAGGCTAAATTTTGATTTTTGAGTGGATTTAGGCTTTGACGATGTTGCTTTCTTCTTGTTGCCGCTTTTCAGCTCGTTATCGCTTTTGATATAGGAGACATTCACATATCCGTGGAATGTCTGGCCTTTTGAATTGGTGTATTCAACATATCCCCATCCGTTGACAGTTGATCCAAGCTGATATTTTACAATCGTGCCATTCGGCAGGTTAAGCACCATGGAAGAAGAGGCGCTCCGTTGTGTACGTAAAACAAGGCCATCGCTTGAAACCACCGTGTTTTTGATGAATCTTCCTGTATCTGTATGGGTAACATCTGGATTTGATACCGCCGGGACCGTTACAATCGCGCCGGCCATTCTCTTTTTAACACGGGTCTTAAAATCGGCAAACTCTTTAGAGTTGCTTACCCACGGCGCCGGGCAGATTTTATGTGTAATGTCGTAATGTCGAACAATATCATTGGATGGGTCAAGTTTATACATTTTGCACAGCTCGGCACAAGCTTGTTCGGCACGGGCAATGGTATCCGGATGGAAAGTTCCGTCCTTTTCAATGCAAAGCTCCACGCCGATAGATAAGAAATTTGCATTCGGTTTCAGCGCCGCAACACCCCGGTAAGGCTGCCCGTTGACGAATTGCTGGACGTCATTCGCGTGATAAGCCACTTCATTCAACGGAATGATGCAAATAGCCTCTGTACGATCGACAAAAATATGTGCTGATGCAAACGTCTGTTTTTTCTCAGACAGATTTCTGTTCTGTGCAGGGAGCGTTTGACCAAAGTATCTATAATGATTGGCAGCAGACGCGCCAGGGTTTGCCGTGTAATGCACCACCAGTTTCTTCACGCCGTTGTTTTTGATTCCCGGCCGCGTCCATTTGTTAATATCAATATATTGGTTTCTGTATGCTGACATAAAAATCTCTCCTATTCTGTTTTTGGATTCAAAAAAAAGCAGCCGGATTAACCAGCCGCCTGATCATCTTTTTCTTTTGTCTGATCGTTGTCGCTTTCAATTACGTGAAGCCGGTCAGTGATGACGGCCGGAATTTTAACGCCGATCTGCGCCAAATTCTCCGTGATGGACAGGCCCTCATTTGCGATATAAAAAAGAACGGTTCCAAAGGTCAGGACGCCGTTCAAATTTGTTATCGTATCAATAATGTTGGCGACGATGACCACCATAAAACTGAGCATCTTCCGCACATACCCAAACCACGCGCTGCGGCTCCGGAGCTGCTTCATTTTCCACGCTTTGATAATGCCGGTGATGACATCCAAGATGCTGAGGATTAGAAGCAAGTCAAGGTACTTCACCTCCCCGAAAAGATATGTTCTTGCGATCTGTAAGCTTTCAAAATTCATCCACACATGTATTCCCTCCATTTTGATCACCTCCTTCGAGGCAAAATAAAAACACCTATTCAGTTACAGGTGCTGGTTCACTATTATTTTCTTTCGCTGACAGTGCAGCATTTAATTGTTCCTGAAGTTCCTCGCGCTTCTTTTCCGCAAATGTATATAAAGCCTTGTATTCGGCGCGCTCCTTATTCTTTTGATTCAATTCTTCCTGTAGCGAAATGGATTTATAGATTTCAATCTGCAGCTGTTCCTGAAGCTGCTCTCTTGTCATTTCTTGCATCCTGTTCCCCTCCCTATTCTTGATCCGGATACGCATTACCGCGCTCTTTTGCTGTAATTTCATCATATTCCGCTTGTGTGATGCGGCCTTTCTCAACAGCCTTTTTCATTTCAACGGTCAAAACAGTTCCATTTTTCCAGCAGTCTTCAAAAAAACCGAAGAGAACGCTTCGATTCTCCAATGAAATTTCCTCCGCTTCTTATGATTGATTCATTAAGAGATTGCAAACACGCTGAAGATCAAGAGTTCTGGCTTTTAAATTTTCCTCTTCATCCGTTTGAGAACCTTCGCTTTCTTCTTTAATACGTTCAATATCTTCCGTTGATAAGCCCTCAGTCCAGCAGTTATTTTCAAAATCTCTTTTAACCATAAAAAACTGTTCGGCCGGAGCTTCATAAAAACCTTCAGGCGGCTCACGATCTTCAGAACTCTGATAAAACACGCCGTTTACAAAACCTTCTTTATCAACTCCTAAAAAAGTTTTCATGGCAATCCCACCTATTTATCTTTTGGTCTAAAATGAATGTTGCTAATTGACACTTCATATTCTCGGCCGTCAGTCGGTCCATAGAATAGCTTTATATCGCCGCTAGGGTACACAGTAAAACGTTCCTTTCCAGTTCCATTCCAAACGTAAGCAGGAAAGATTTGCTGATACTCCGGTGCAACTTCTTCAGGCAGACTGCAAATTACATAATCACGCAGCTCCCCAGCACCCATTTTCCTCAAAAAGCCCCGCAACATTACATCGCCGCTTTCATTAATTCGATATCTAACTGGACCAAAAGAGCCTCCTTTACTTGCGAAAGGGCTCATAACCTGCAAGAATTCCCACCCGCTGTCTTTATTTCTTATCACAAATCTTGATTTTTTGTGCTCCAAAACCGCTTCATATCTATCTCCAACTAAGCCGTCGTAATTTACTGTGTTTTTCAACTGCATAACAACCTCATTGTTCAGCGAAAAATCAAAATATGTGCCAGCTGAATCACGAGTATCAATTTGATTTTGTGAATAGATTTTCAGGGCCGAAGTATAAGTTTCTTCCGGAAATGTTTTGCCTCCGTCTATCGTAATTGTGCCATTTTCGATTAACACACGGTTTATATCATATTCAACATTACCGCTTGTATCTTCAGATTGCCTTCTTTGTGAGAATGATGAAGCTGTCAATTCTAAAACATCATATTCTAACCCTTCATTTGCTCTTTTTCTTTGATATATTGTACCCGCTTCAATATAGGCAGTTAGTGAATCCGAGTTTGAGATTGGCTCAAACCGAGCTCCTTTTATCAAAGAACCTTCTATCGTGATCCCCTTGATCGTGCCGGCATTTATTTTATCAGCAGACAAATTGGCGATTTTTGCGTTTGTAATTGCGCCGTCAATGATATGCGCAGTGTCAATTATGGCCGTTCCGAGATGCGCCTTTTTAATTGCGGCGTTCGCAATAGCAGCAGACCCTACCGCCGCATCTGCAATTTTTGCTGATGTTATCGCGGCCGATTGAATATTGGCTGAACCGACCGCAAGGTTTGCAAGATAGTTATTCGTGATGACCCCATCAACCAGGGCTACGTCATAGGGACTGTAGCCATATTCTTTAATTACCGCTCCTTTTCTGACTTGAATTTTTCTTACGACATAACTGCAATTACTGTTATCATCCGAACCACGGCCGCCCAAACCAATTGTGTAATTATTACCGGTTTCCGGTGCCGTGAATTGAATATTCACCCTCTTGAATTCATCTGCCGGGTAATTGCTTATGTCAGTGAGCCCGCTTGAATCCAAGGAAATAAAAGTGCTGCCTTTTTTTAGATGATTCCAAGATATATCTGTTGTATTATTTCGTTTCACTTCAAAAGACAATGTATACACGTGATCTTTTACAAGCGACATCGTCTGTTTGACAGAGAGTTGACAAATACCAAAAGCCTTGGCGCCATCCTGAGAAATTGTCATTTCATTGAATTCTTTTTTGTCTATCGTGTACTTGGTGCCTGAATAGGCATACCACCAGTTGCTATCCAACAATGAACCCGGCAAAATATTGGCATCATCAAAGTTTCGGGAAAGCTTATCAGCGTCAACGGCCAGCTCGGCCAGTTTTTCCTTTGTGATCGCTCCGAAAACAATGTCATCAGTCAGAATGCGCTGAGTGGTCGCGGAAAACTGATCCGTGAATTCGCTCGCAGTGCCCCGTGTGTTGATTGAGCGCAAGCGATAATACCAAACTTCATTTACTCCCGTAAAATGCTCGTATCCGCCTGTTTTGCCTCTGAAAATACGATTCTCTTTTAATGGGGTGAATCCATTTACTTGTGAAGCATATACCTCATAAGCTGCGATATAACTGGACGGATCATAATCCCATGTCAGGGCCACATTCTGAAACATTGGCTTGATCACTACATTCGACGGAACAGGCGGGGCTTTATCAGGGAAACTGCCATCCGTAACCTCTCCGGCGTCCGGTTTGCTTTCCCAAGTGCCACGGTTCTTTTCGATCACACTTTCAATCTGCTCAAGCCTACCGTCTTTTTGTAATGCCGATAAAAATTGCCCGATCTCAACAACGCAAGTATTTTCAGGATCGGTAATATCGTATTCCATTGAAATAACGCGCTGTGATGTCTCAATTGGGATAGCGAAATTTCGATCAATTGCGATCGTTGTGTCTCCCAATTCCACATGTTCGTGTTCGTGTCCCGGCACGCTCTCGAGCAGTTGCACGGACAGTTCGTAATTGATTTCTGTCTTACATGCAGTCGTAATCAAATGATCATATGTGGCCTTTAAGAGCTCTTCCGGCTCCGTTATGTCTTCATTATTGAACTGGCCTTCCCGATGGATCAGCTTTCCATCTTTAAGGCGCCCCAATCGTTCTAATAAATCCGGATCGCCAACCCATTCCTGGCCTAAAGGCTTATCGACCGGGTCGCCTTTTGATTTTTTCCATTCTACTTCAGAGAAATCAATAAAACGGGAATAACCGCCCGTTTCCTCTCCTTCCTCATCGGTAGATGCTATGGATGCTCCGTAACCCCAAAGGGCTGTCACCGGGTAACTGATAACGGTCCGCCGGATATTCGTTGTATCCTTATCACTCTCAAAGCGCTTCCCGCTGTCTTTACCGCGACGGGGAAGTATTTTTATGATTCGTTTAACGACCTGATTTCCATCAAATTCTATAGTGTCCTGAAGCTCTCCGCCCCATATGTTAATCACGTCAGCGATACAATCCAACGCTGTTTTTTTATAGAAGGTAGTCGTATTCACTCCAAGCTCCGCCGTTACTTCCGCCACCCATCTTGACCGAGAAAGAACGTTGTCCAGTACAAACTGTGCAGTTTTATTGGTAGGACGGAAATCTTTTACAAAGGTTTCAGCAAGCTCCATCATGGCAGCTTCACAGGTAACCTGAGTGTTAATCTCTCCTTCTTCACTTGTATCATCCAGTTCCTTGATGACAAACAGACGCATTACACCGTCCTTATCCTTGAATACCACTTGATTCTCTTCGAATAGGAAGCGCGCGTCAGGGTGGGAGGCATCGGCTACAAAAGAAAAAGAAGAGCCCTTGTTGAGCTCTTCCTTGTATTTTGCATCCCAGAACGTACAGGTTTCTCGTCCGTGGCTGGACAGCACTGTCAATAATTTATCATCTGGTGAAAGTATATAAATGTCAGCCATGACCGGACCTCCTTACAAATATGCCTCATTAAATTTGATACTGCTCTTATGACTGAACTTGATTTTAACTGGCGTCCTGGGCGGCAGCAGAAACCAATCTGATTGAATTTGAAGTGCTGTCATGATTAAATTACCGCTGCAAGTGACCTTTCTTTTTGCTGAATCAATTACAAGAGTGTCACCAGCGATGAAATCGTACAGCAGCTTGATCGTTTTCGATACAGACCCATCAGCATTAAGAAGAGCCACCTCATATGAAGTGGCTTTCTCTTCAAAAACGCATTCGATTGTTGGGTCTGCGGCTGCATAGCCCGGATTAGTAATAGTTTGAACACCTGAATTAAATTCAAAATCCTTCGCCGGGCCGTATTTTTTTGGATCGGGACAGATAAAAGTCAATGTTGCAGTTTGAAAGCCTCCCTGTTCTTCGCCTTCTGAAATGCTTTCAAAGACAGCATTATAGACTCTGTCAGACTCATCGTGAAAAATTAACGGTTTAGGCTCTTCAGTATGCAGAATAAAAGTCAGTTCCTCCTGCTTTTTCTTCAGCTCTTCTTCACTACGGAAGGCAAAAAGAACCTCAACGGTTATGACTCTTACAGGAATTCTTGTGTCCCGCAGGAAACCTCCCGGACGATTCCCAATAGTGGCTGTATTCACTTCCCTCCCTGTCACGCCTCGGCCGCCCGTGGACTTTACATAAAAGAAGGGTGATATATCAATGCCGTCAAACGTGATTTTCCATTGGTTAGGCAGCAGTTCCTGATAATTAATCATTGAATCTCACCCTCCTTGCGTTTGACCTTTTTTGTGCGTTTGTGACAGGCTTTTCTACTCCTTGACCGACCTTCTTGCTGTCCATCTCAATAACAATCATCCTGTCAGGCAATTCAAGGTTCCGGATGTCCGCGCTCAATTCTTTTCTAACGGTGCCAAGTTCACCGCTAGAAATGGATGTGTCATATGCAAAATTCATATCCTCTTGCTGAATAGTCATAGCTTCACTGACGGCTCCCATAGCTTTTTGAACAGTGCCGATACCATTCTGAATCCCCACAGCGATACCAGCAGGAACCATGATCCCCACCTGATCCCGCATCAATCTGGATGGGGAGTGGATTTTCAATTTTTTCTTAATGGTTTTCTCAATTGTCGAGGCGATGGAATTTGCTTCTTTCGCCAGCTCGCCTTGCATATTCTTCATTCCAGAAATAATGCCAGCCATTGTATTTGAACCGATGGCTTTTCCGCTTTTCTTAAGAGAACCAAGCTGTTTTACATCCACTGTAAGCTCCCCAATTTTGCGGAGATAGTCATTTTTCAAAAGTGCCAGTTCTTTATTTGCGGCAGATCGTAATTCAACTATTTTCTTGGTTGTCTCGTTCTTCAGTCCGGTTAATTCTTTTTCCGCCTGAGTGCTCGCCAGCTTATGCTTTTCCTGCCACAGCTTGACATACTCATTTAACTCGGAATCTGTCATGCGTGAAATCGCATTAATCTGATCAGCTGACCCGATACCCATTTCTTTCAATTCATCTGTGAACGCCTTCGGTGCCCGACCTGCTATTTTTGAAATGTCATTGTTGAACGTTTTGATCTTGTCCAGCTGCTTTTTAAGATTTGCAGTCAGCTTGGAGCCGTTCACATTTTGACTTGAGACATCGTCAAATAGACCGATGGCGTTATAGATCGCGTCAGTTCGGTCTTGCAGCTCTTTTTTATAGGCATCATTGGCCGCCTTAATATCGGCAGTCAGTTTATCATTCACACTTTTGAATTTTGAGAGATAAGTATTGTTTGCAGAAAGAATGCCCTTGTTAAGTTTGTCAGCCGCTTTCTTTTCGGCTTCCTTCTGCTTTCTGGCCTTATCAGCCATCGCTTTTTGAGTCTGGTAGATTTCCCGTTGAACCTTTATTTGCTGGTCAGAATTCAGCTTGTTCTTCTTCTTGATTTTCTCAAGCGTTTTGATATAGGTATTCCCGCTGATTTTTCCTGTATCGTATTTTGCCTCAGCTTTCTTAATCTGATCTGATACTTTCTTGGTATACGCCAGCTTCGCCTTCGCTTCCTTGCGCTGTTGCTCTTTTAGTAGCTTCTTCTGTTTATAAGAGGCGCTTTTGGATGCCTGATATATCTCACGCTGGATTTTTCGGTTTTGCTCGCTGGTAAGCTTGTTTTGCTTCTGAATCTTCTGCAATGTTTTGATATACGTATCGGCGCCCATTTTCTTGGTATCATACTTCACTTCAGCGTTCTTAATTTTATTGGATACCTTTACCTCAGCCGCCTTCTGAGCCGCTTTCGCTGCTTTTGCCGCGGCCGCTTTTACTTTGCCCTGAGATTTATCAATACCAGCCGCCATACCGGTACCGACGTGATAGCCGACCTGGTCACGCATTACCCTTGACGGAGAATGGATTCCCAGAAGCTTTTTCATGCCATTAGGAATAGCATTTGCCATTGATTTTACTTTGCTTGCTAATGCTCCCGCCATGCCGCTGATACCATTTATTAAGCCTTGGATGATGTTGCGGCCAATGGTTTTGAGGTTGATTCCTTTGAAAAATTTCATCACGCCGTTCCAAATGCTGACGATACGTTCTTTTGTTGCTTGGATACGGTTTACAATTTGCGCTTTCATGTAGCTGAATGCTGTAGAAGCCGCGCTTTTAATGCCGTTCCAAATGGACATCACTTTGCTTTTCACTGTATTCCACAGGCTTATTACTCTGTCTCTCGTCGCTACAATTCTATTGACGATTTGCGCCCGCATGTAGTTGAAGGCTGTTACAGCTGCACTTTTTAAAGCATTCCAGACAGATGTCACTTTGCTTTTTATCGCGTTCCACAAACTGACCATTTTGTCTCTGGTTGCAATAATCCGATTCACAATTTGTGCGCGCATATAGGTAAAAGCAGTCACTGCAGCACTTTTCAGGGCATTCCATATGGACGATACTTTACTCTTAATTGCATTCCAGATGCTGATCATTTTATCTCTCGTCGCAATGATCCTGTTAACGATCTGCGCCCGCATATACGTAAAGGCTGTGACGGCTGCCGATTTAAGACCCGACCAAATTGAGGTAATAGTATTCTTAATGCCATTCCATACTGAAGTCGCAGTCTTCTTAATACCATTCCAGACATTAGAGAAGAACGACTTTAGTCCGTTCCATGTTGATGTTGCTATCGTCTTTAGACCTGTCCAGACAGTAGACAACCAACTAGAAATAGCACCCCATACCGCAATTGTAGTCGATTTCACCGTGTCCCAGTTCGCGATGATCAAGGCAACCAGACCGATGACAGCCGCCGTAATCCATCCGATAGGCCCCATTGCGATGACCCATGATGCCGCCATGCGTGCCGCCTGTGCTGCCGCTTGTGCCGCAAGTACGACGAGTTGCCGGCCGAATAAAACCATTTGCTTACCGCCTGCAACCAACAAAGATATAAAATTGCTGATCTGCGCCGCCGTCCAAGCCGCTGCCATGCGGGTTGCCTGTGCTATGGATTGCGCTGCGAGCACGGTCATTTTGGCAATGAAAAGACCCATCTGCTTAATCCCGTTTGTCAGCATTGTGATAAAAGAGGTGATCTTCATTGCTGTCCATGCGGTTGCTGTACGGGCAGCACTTGCGATTGATTGAGCAGCCATTACAGTCATATTCTTGATCCATAAGCCCATTTGTACGATGCCGCGCTTCAGAGCAGAAATCAACGACGATATTTTCATGGCTGTCCACGATGCCGCCATTTTCACAGCATTAGCTGTTGCGCTTGCTGCCATCGCTGTATACTTCGCAATGAATTGCCCCATAGTAGCTATCGCTGATTTTAATTGGCCAATCATGCCAGCCAGTTTTATACCCGCAGCTGTGGTTTTAAAGGTCCGTAGATATTCAGCTGCTTCTTTAAAATCTTTAAGACCGTTGGTAACAGCGCTGACCGCTACTATCGCCGGAACAATAGCTCTTAAAGCACCGATTAATGAAATGCCCGCCGCAATGAACTTCCCAATTGCCGGGTTTGCTTCCATCGCCGCATTAGTAAATTTCAAAAACCCGTTTACATTCTCCAAAATCGTTTTGCCTAGTGGAGCCATGCCAACAAGCAAGTTGATGATAGTTTTCGCGATCTGCCCCAATGTGCTCCATACTGTAGGGCCGTTGGTTTTAATATAGTCAATGAACGATTGAAATTCTTTTGTTTTCGTAACGCTGCCAGCCCACTCATTGAACCGCTTGGTCAGGTCTACGAGGGATGTCATCATGTCTTGAGACATAGGAGCGAATCCAGTAAACAGCTTTGTCAGGCCGCCCGAAAAGTTTCTGATAATCTGCAACAATTTTGGGCCGTTGGTTTTTGTATACTCCACGAAAGCCTGGAATTTCTTTGAGGAGCCCAAGTTCGCTGACCATTTCACCCATGATTGCGTCATTCCTTCGATAGACTTTGTCATGCTCTTTCCGGTCGGTCCGAATGCTACGATGAGATTGAAAACTGTCCGCAAGACATTCCCGGCAGATCGGCCGAATGAAGCAAACGCCTTCGGAGCTTCTTTGTTCAGATAGGAAATGAATCTCTGCATGTCCGGAGCCTTGAAAGCCTTGTCCATGCTTTTTGCCAGTCCCACGCCCTCTTTCGCCAGCCCGTCAAACATTGGAATCAGTGAGTTAAGCGCGAGTTTGAACGTATTAAGAGACATACCGAATGTTTTTAAGATCGGCTTTTGAACCATCGTACCGATGTCCCGCCAGTTGTCTTTAAAGTCTTCGAGGTTCTTTAATGCATCTCTCTCTTCTTTTCCAAGAGATTTTTGCAGATTATTGATCTGTTTCATGATTTTAGCGCGCTCTTTTGCGCTTGTTGCATTGTCCAGCTTCTCCTGCAGCTTGGAAAGGTCTTCGGATGCTTTGAATACACCGCTTATCGAAGTAATAGCAAGGGCGCCGAATGCCGCCGCGCCTGTTCCCGCTGTTGCAAATGCACTGGTTAACCCCATTACTCCGCCGGCTGCCACCCCGAGCATAGGGCCTAATGATCCTATTGCTCCGGTAATACTTGCAAGGGCTGGCGAGATTGCAGGAAGTAGGGACGTTAATGCCCCGGCAATTGAATGACCGATGACCGTTGAAACTGAGTTTGTGATCTTGGCAAGCCTGTTCATTGACGTTTCAAACCGATCAATTCGAGCTTCTATACTAATCCATACTCTTCTCGGCAAGGACGCCAGAGCAGCGCGAGCCGTTGCCACAGAGCGCATAAGCGCAGCCGTGTTTCCGTTTATGACCGTGGTAATTCTGTTTGGCAGTGAAGCCAAAGCTGAACGGACAGCCGAAACCCCGCGCATGATAGGCGACGTGGCCGCATTAAAAGTGGTAGTTACGTTATGAGATACTGATGCTATGGCTGACCGCGCAACAGCGACAGCACGCCCTAAAGGAGTGGGATTTCCGTCTATCGTCGTTGTGATTCTGTTCGCCACCGCCGATAGCCCTGCTTTAGCGCGTGCCAATGCGGAAGATAACGGCCGCACATTCCCCATTAATTGCGTGGTGACAGTTTGGGGAATCTGTCTTAATCTTTGCTTCGCCCAATTGATGGCCCGAGTTAAAGGGTCTGAATCCGCATCTAAATCAACTCGCGTGCGTTGATGTCGATGAACAAAGTTATCTATTTGTTGCGCCGCCTGCCGTACTCTTGCCTGAAAGCTGGCAATCTCGGCGTCAACCTCGACTGTGTGATGATCAGCCATCCGGCGCATTATATCGTTGACACGATCCATACTGCGATTAAATTTTCTTGTCTGTGCTTCAACTATTGCTGTCAGTCTTTCGATCATTCCCTCACCCCATTCCTTGTCCGAATTTTGCAAAGTGGTTGCGGATTGCATCATTAAACCGCTGAACCCCTTTGGCTCGTTTGCCGAGCTCGTTCACATCTGACTTGCGCCATTTGTCGTTATCGCCAGTGATATTGCGCTCCAATTGGCGTCTGGCCTTCTTCGCATCAAACATTTTCGTTTCTTTGGGGCGCTTCTCATTCATGGCGTAACGGTGAAACATGGCGTTTCTTGCCATAAGCTCCAATTCATCTATTTCTCGCAACTTGGCCCCTTTGAGCAGAAGCTTGTACTCGTTAGGAGTCCATGACATGATTAAATCCACATCATAAACCCCGAGCCAATGTGCGGAGTTCGTAATTATTTGGTCGTAGTCGATCCCGTTCTCTCTTTGTATGCCTCTTTCATCATCTTCAAGACTTCCTTGCCGTTCTCTTCGTCCTCCAACCGTTTCGCTTCCATTTCCGGTGTTTCGTTCGGAGCCGGTTTCTTCCCTTTGTTCATCTTCTCCATCATCTTCCAGCGCTGACGGATCACACCTTTGAAAAAACCCGCTGAGTCCAGTGTCGTGAATGCTTCATTGATCATCTTGTCAATTGCCTCGCCTGTCTCGTCTTCATCAATGATTTTCATGATTGCTTCTTCAATAGCCTCAGTTGAAGGCTTTTCTTTCTTCAAGTAAGCAAGTGCGCAATCCCAAAAAGCAGAAAGATAGGAAGCCTCTTCATTCAGCAGACTCATGTAAATATTCATTGTGCCGCCTTTGCCCTTTTCGTCCTCAGTGGAGTATTTTTCGTTTGCCAATCTGTCAAAAGCAAAGTCGCAACGTGATTTGTATTCTTTATCTCCGATAGTTAAGTAAGCCATTTATAAAACCTCCGATTATTTTTGTATGTTAAAAAAGAGCCCGGGAAGCCCGGACCCTATGATTCCTTTTCTGTTCGTATCGTAAAATTGGCCGATCGTTCCGATTCCCCGGACGAGTTCACTGCCGACACGTTAAAAATGTAGGCGGTGTGCGGCTTTAGGTTAGGATTCGACGTGTACGAATTCTTTGAGACAGTCGCTATTTTTGCATAAAACCTGTAAATATTGTAAGATGTTGCCCCTTTCACCGCATCCCATGAAAAACTCACTTGATTTGAAGTGGCGCTTTTCGCAGTTATATTGCGGGGAACGTTAGGGCGTAACCGCTTGTGTTTGCGTAACAATCTCAGTCATTGAGGACTCACCCGCATCGTTCACAGCAGAGACGTTGACCGTGAGTTTCGTATCGGCCGCAATTCCTGTCAAGGTGTGGGATGTGCCAGTGACAGTTGCGTCCAGCTGCTTGCTCGCTCCCCTGTATACCTTATATGAAGTTGCCCCATCTACCGCATCCCATTTCACGGTCACGCTGTCAGCTGTAGCCGTGAACGATAGATTTTGGGGCGCATTAGGGCGTAGTTGTTTTTTTGGCATTCTCGCCAAACTGCATGAACTCTTTGGCACCGGCAGAAGATCTGATCTCGTCAATTAATTCTTGAGGCAGAGGATCAAGTTCACCTTTACGGGTCTTACCGAGAACAGGCAATGTTGTTGAAACCTCAATAAACCCATCTTGCGGTGCGCTTTTTTCTAAGTTCTCAATGATTGCATGTCCATATTCAGAATCATGCTTATCGTTTTTGTTTTTATTCAGGTTTACTTTCCATACCTGAACTGTCTCTTCGTTGTCATAAGCATCTTCAATCGCCGTTTGACCCGGATCAGAGACAGCAGCATAATATGTCAGTTCGATGCTCTCAGATTTAGGGCCGTACCCAACAATTCGGCCAGACTTTGTTGATTCATCTTTTGTATCTTGTTCTTTCGTATGACTGCCTTCTGTTTGGAATGCGATAAACAGACCTTCAGTCGAAGTAGCATTCATCGGTTGAACAAAGTAAACCTCATCAATACCATTCAATAAATCTGCCATTTTGTTCATCCTCTCAATTGTTTATTGTGAAGCGCATTCTGAGAATGCCGTGACGCGTGTACCCGTCAATATCGGTGATCACCTGCATACTGCGCATCTCAGAACGGCATAAAGAAAAGCCCTCTACTGTTAGGGGCCTGCTTGTTAACGCTTGAAGCATGAGGCTCAGAATCTCCATTGCTTCTTTTTTTCCGTTGTAACCTGACCAGCAGTGTAAAACCACATTGATTTCTTCACCGCTGGATGTCTTGGTTTTAAATGGGGATACATCATCATCGCCCATTGTCACATAAGGCTTTTGCTGATCTTTCGGGACTGCATCAAAGACGCCCGTGACGCGCCCGTTCAGCTCTTCGTCTGTTGATAACCTCTTAAATAGAGCAGCCTGCAACGGCCACAGGGCAGATCGCATGATGACAGCTCCTTTCTATCACATTTGACTGGCAAAATACCGCATGCCTTCGTCCACCGCTGGATTCCAGAACGGCTGTGCCCGCATTCCCCGCGTGACCACCCATCTATTAAGCTTGGTGTCATAATAAACCCACGGCGTTTGCCGGCCGCCGCCTTCCTCTGCGTAAATCCCTGTTCCGTATTCCACATATACGGCATAATCGGCACCAACAGAAATAACGGCCCGTAAGCCGCCCTCTTGGTAGTCGATTTCAATTGAATTTTTCAGGTTCCCCCCATCTATTGCGGCGGTCGGTGCATTCAGAACAGCATGGCCGTAAATCAGCTCGGCCGTGTCTGTGACCAGTTGCTTAATATCATCTATGACCCGGTTACTGAACTCGCTCGTGGCTCTTTGCATCTGCCTGACCCATCTACCACTGACCTCAGCCATTGTCCTTCAGCACCCCCGTTACCTGACATTTTAAATTCATAATCTCATGCATGCCGCCCTGGTCGATCGGTTCTGATTTGAGAGTCAGCACCTTGTTTTCGTAGATGATCCGCATTGTCTTCTCAATATCATTGCGATACGGGAAATACACATTGCAATCAACCGGGTTCTGAAGTTGCTGAGCCTGATAATATTCCCGAGAAGTAACCCCACCGACAAAAGCCTCTGTTGTGAGATAATCAGTGAATTTTTCAACATAGCCCCCGCCGCCGTCCGGCACCTTTTCCACCCGCTGAAACGTGACAACATGCGGGAATTCCTCATAAATCATTTAACTCTCAGCCTTCGATATGGCGTAAGGTGTTTAGTGATGTACCGAGGAAATTCTGTATTGTACGAATACGACACATCCCCCATGCTTCTTCCCGAGAGTCCAGAAGGATTCATGTTATATTCTGCAGCCTTCGCAACAAAAAGCTTCACGCCAGCTGGCAAAGCCTCCGGGTCGAAAGTGTTGCTACAAAAATCACTGGCAGACTCAATCAAAATAGGGACTATTTCAGACAAATATTCGTCATGCCTATCTGTCTTAATCTCCGCCAATCGCTTTACTTGTGCGATGTCCACTGAATCACCTACTCTTCACCTAAGACAATCTTGATCAGTTCGTCTTTAGGCGCTTTAGTGTCAAAATCATATTCATTCTCTTTCAAGAAAGCAATAATCTCATCTTTGTTTACCTTCTGCAGTTGAGCCTCAGTCATATCAAGAAGATCGGCAGCTGGCTTCTTGACCTCATCCACTCTCTTAAAGCCAATGTGAGAATAAACCACCTCAAAAGCCTTTTCAGTGCATTCAATGGTTTTGGAACCGTTAGATGCTTTCATATCACGCGCCGCCTCCTTCCAGTGCTTTTATCCGATTCTCTAAATCAGATAGTTTGGCTGTCACATCGTCACCGAGTTTAGCTAAAGTAACTGCCTTGGCACCGATGTTGGCATTTTGTACACTACCAGTGCCGATGTTACGATTTTGGACAGAACCGTCACCGATATTGATGTTTTTCACTTCTCCGTCGCCGATCATTTCCGAAGTGATAGTTTTAGGAGCAGGCGCAGAACCCGATAACCCGGTCACCTTCGCACCCTCTTTTATTTCGAGCTCGCCGCCGATCACCAATTTGTCGCCGTTATCAGTGTTATAGTTTTTAGATGTATACCCCATAAGCTTACGCCTCCGTTGCTGGTGTAATGGCCGCAAACGCATCGTCAGTCAATGTCATGAATCCGACTTGCTGAGTCACACGAAGAGCAACCATATCACGCTCAAATAGGTTGATTTCTGCGCCGTCTTCGCCTTTCGCCGTTGTTAATGTCGCATCCTCGGAGATTTTGTATTCCATACCCTGAGGGATACCAAAACGAGTGTAATTCCAGTCAGCCGCAAGTAATGCCGCTTTTTCGTAATCCCATGACTTAGAATCCACATATCCGATCGGAAGGCCAAGTGCTTGCTGTGTGGCACCACCTGTCGCATCGTTGAAGATCGGAAGACCATTACCATCCTTTGTGCCGCGGAGCTTTTGACGGAATCGGCGTGTTGTTGTAAAGCCGTTTACATCTTTGTCAGCGTCTTCGACCAGAGCCATTAACCCGTTTAGTTCGTCATATAGGTTTCCCAATGAATTCAAGGCAATAGTATTGCCAGACTTTTGAATCTTTTCAAATACGGATACGCCCTTACCAAATGGTGAGTTAATACCGAATAACGCAGCCTGATCGAATTTAATCGCAAAGGCTTCAGCGATTGAAGGGCGCATTTGTGTGAAGAAATCAGCGATAGTGTAACGCAAAAATTCCTTAGACACCGGAATGATTACACCTATTTTCTTTGAAGTCATTTTTGCTGTTAGCCATTCAGCCTTAGACGTTTGGATTCTCTCTCCTTCTCCAACCCAGTAAGCCCCTGGTCCAGAAGCTAAGTACGTGAATTCTTTTTCGGGCTTATTCATTTCTTCAAATTTTGCTAGTTTCGTGACAGCTGATTGCGTCATAAACTCCTTTAAAACTAGCGTTCCTTGTTCAGTTGGAACCTTCCCGTTTACTGCGTCTTGCAATAATACATTGTTTGGATCGAATGTCGGCATATTAATAGCCCTCCTTATTTTCTAATACTTGCTTCAGCTGCAAGCGAGCTGATGTCTAAATCTTGATTTGTCGGTTCATTGCTGCCGGACTGGACATCACGGCCATTCTCTTGAAACTTGGATTCAATAGCCTTTTGAAGTGCAGCATTGTACTTCTCTTCGAATGCTCCGAGATTCTTCATCGTTGATTCTTCATCCTCACCGATAAAGAATTCCACTACATCTGCCGGCAGTTGCTTTTCAGAAGCATAAGAGACAGCTTTGTTTAAAAGCTTTTCACGTTGTGCCGCTGTCTTTTGATCTTCCAGTTCCTTTTCGAGCTTCCTGATCCGCTTCTGCTCTTCTGTTTCTTCTGGATAAAGCTCTTTTACCTTTGCATCAACCAGAGCATCGAGGTTGTTCGCCTTCCACGTATCAAGGCCTTTCGTAAAATGAGAATCCAACCGAGGCTGAATGAGACGTTTTCCTTCTTCTGTATCTAAAAACCCATTCACCTTGTCAGCAGACACGGCAGAAAGTTCATTCAGATACGACTTAACATCTTCGTTTTCTTTATTTTCTTCAAGAAATTTTTTCACATCTTCTAATGTTGGCATTACGCTTCTTCCTCCTTTGCCCTCTACAGTGCGCGCCTGTTATGAGTGCATGAAAAATAAGCCTTTTAACGTCGTGCTCAGGACAGGTCTTTAATGACTACAACTGGTAATTTTGCAACGCTTCACCCTTAAAAATAACGGTCAGACTGCTTTGTTCATTCTGTTTTTCAAGCTCCTGTAAGTTAGCCCTGTACATATCCTGTGATTCAATAAGCTTCTTGGCTTTTTTTGCATCAAATGTTTTTGTTTGCAGCAGTGTTTGTTTCAGCTCACTCATAATCTCGTCGTAACTATCAGAGTCATCGTAACGAATAGCGCAATTCAGCATTTCAAGCAAATATTGAATACGTTCATTCACTTTCATAGATCATTTCCCCTTTTCCTCAATGGATTTGTACCACTCTTCATAGGTTTGATATGGGATTGTCTGGCCATCCCCGCTACCGCCTTCCCTCACCCTTCTCGTATCAGGCAGGACGCCGTTCACTTTAAACGCAATTGTACAACGGCAGTTTATATCGTCTTTCGCATTATTCATGTGTCCCGGAGCCGGACCGACACCGCCGTAAATTGATTTGAACAGCCCATTGCGTTCTATCGTCTTCCCATCCAGCTTCCTGTGACCGGCTCGTGTTTTAAGATCAAGGGTAGCATTCCACATCTTTTTAAGATTGCTCCGTTTTGAGGCCTTTTCAGCGCTTTCCATCCTCGCCGAGACTTGTACCCTATGAGCTTCTGTTCTTGCCACGTCACGGGCTTTCCTGCGGGCAAATTCGGTTGCTCTTTCAATGCGGCGGGCGATCTTTGAATAATCCTCCCCCGCTTGTAGGCCCTGTGCGACGGAAATTTGAATCTGCCGGATATAATCGTCTCGATGCCGCCTGTATATCGCTGACAAAGTCAATTCAGCTATAGGGTTTAGAATGGCCTGCCGAATGACTTCGGCTGTCGGGATGCTAAAACCCAAGTTAACCACGGATTCCATTTCAAATAGATAAGCAGAACGCATATAATTCTCTAAAAACTGCTTGGCTGCTAATGCCTCAACAATAGTCAGAATGGTTTTGAAAGCCTTGTGAGATTCCTCGGCCATCCTCTCCATTTCCTTGTTCAGACGATTGTATTTGTTGGCATCGGCTAAAGTAAGCTGGCCGTCCTTACTGTATTTCGCATACAGCCGGGCAATTTGTGCATTGATCTCCTTTAAGCGAGACGCAAAAACGACATCAATCTTCTGAGCATCCTCAGTGATCATGTCGTCCAGGTACTTATCAATATCATTCTGGTTCATCTTCATCACCGCCCGCGTCTGTTTCCACATCCGTTAACGGCGGCATGTTGAGCCTGTATTCCTCTTCTTCCTCTTCCATCTTCTTCAGCTCATACTGGACATCATCAACAAACGACAGCAGAGACAGGCGGGTTTCTTCGCTTACCATTCCTTTAAGCTGAGCTGTGGTTTGTGCCTCTTCAAGTACGTTGGCTGGAAGATTGCGCTTGAATCCGAACCAGACTTTCAAGTAATCTTCTGCTTTGGCTTTATTTTTCGTTGCCCAAGCTGAAAAGATCAACTTGTACTGATAACGGAGGGCAGCAGTCATTTTCCGTTCCATCGTAATGCACTTATTCTCAAGCGCCATCAATTTAAATTTCATTGCAACGCCTGTGACATTCCCGCCAAATGATTCATCAGAGAAATTGACCGACTTTGCGAAACGGAGAATGTTATCTTCCAAACGGTTCAAGTGATTTTCAATAATCGCGTCGTTTATATCCTTTGTCAGATAGCTGACATCGTCTTTCTCATCGTAAAGTTCAAGAACCCCAGTCTTTTTAAGCTGTTGGAGTGTATCCTCATCGGCTCCCAGTCCCTTTAGGATCAAGTACGCCAGTCTGTATTGTTCAATTTCGTTTGAGGCGTCTGACAGTGTCCGGTCATAGGCATCAATAAGAGACAATACCTTCTCGGCATCGCCCTTGAGCTCTTTATTGTTTGCCAACCCAAATAAAGGGCAACCATCAAACATATGAGGCGTTTTGTCGTCTAAGGTAAAAGCTGAACTATCCTTCGTACTGAAATAATAAATCGTTTTGCTATCATAAAATTCTGCTTTTTTCTGCCCGTTATATGTCTCGTAATAACGCAAAGCATATTCCGGTTCATGAATATTCCCATCGCTGAGGAAAACCGCTTCCCATGGTTCAATGTTTTTGACTCTTTCATTACCGTTCCGGTCGATATATGCAAGCCGCGCTCCGTAGCCGCAAATTGTCGCCATCTTTCCCCATTCACTATCTTCGTCAGCAATATTATTCAGAGTGTTGAAGTCATCAATCATCTGCTTTCCGGATGAAGTAGTGCCAGTCTCTCGCTTATCATCAAACTCATAAGTAATCGGATGCCCGAAGAGATAGCCCGCCTTTGTATCAACAATGTCTGAGTCAAATGAGTTATTAAGCTTGTTATTGACCTTATGATCTATCCGCTTAACATGACCGGTCTCGAAATCCTCATATTCAATGGCTTCTCTGGTTAGGATTGGTACGCCCTGGACCTCTGCCTTATACCGGTCATATAAGTTTTTCATTCTATCATGATCGCTTTTATGCGCTTCGATGATGTCTGCAATCAATTCAGGTGTAATGCCTGAAGCTCTGATCTTATCTATCAGATGATTCACAATGATCACCCCTTCCCTTTTCGTCTCATTGGTTTGTTGTTTGTGTAAAGGGCATAACGTATGGAGTCCAGAACGTCATCCCATTCCTTAACAGGTTCGCCTGTCTTCTGATTCCAGACATACATAAAGATTTCTTTTTTAAAACGGTCCACTTTGTCTTCAACGACCAAAAGCTGTTCTTGTTTGAACAGCCGCGCTACTTCTTCTATACCGGATACTACAGCTTTATCAGCGTTGATAGCCCGAAGTTTTTCACGCCGGAAACGAACAACGTGCTCTGGCCGCGCAGAATCGCAATAGAAATTAATGTTTCCGTACCGCTCTTTTACGCCTTTCGCTACCTTCACCCAGTAATCAATTTCCTCATGTCGCTTGGCATGTTCTTCAAGCAAATAAAAATACCCTTGGTCATCTTGTCCGATTACAACAATAGAACCCGGGTGCTCATATCCCCAGTCAACGCCCGCAAAATACTTCTTGAAATTGACGCGCCTGTTTTCCAATTCCTCAAGACTGATATAGTGAATGTCCTTATTGAAATCCTTGTAAATGACTCCTTCAGGCGCCACCCAATAACCGTGTATGTCCCGATCTGTAAACATGCCGCTCGGCGTCGATGCCACGATGCTCTCCACATATTCCGGATCGAGAAAATTGTTATCGAACAGCGAGAAATGAAATGACCGGATGTTCAGCCTGCCGCTTTTCAACATTTGCCCGTCTTTGTCGATATAATCCGTTTTGACGGTGTGCATCGGGTTCTCAGGGTTTGTATCCATCATGACCACAGCGCCTTTGTAGGAGCACCGGGAAATGACTTCTTTTACAAATGAGTCATGCAGGGCAGTCGCTTCATTAAGGAATGCGCCGGCTGACGTGAACCCCCGCGCTTTTTTCCATGAATCAGCATTGGCCCCGTCAAAGCAATATACACGGTTGCCGAATATCTCAACGGCATTCGACTTGTCGAGCCTCAATTCTTTACCCAGAATCAATTCCATATCGTTCAAGACATTTCGTTTTATGGCTGCCTGAGTAGCCCCGCCGATGATGAAGGATAAACCCATATTCTGATACTTACTGACATGAGCAAGGAACGTCAAAAGGAGCACGAATGTTTTCCCTGCCCTCTTTGCACCGCTACAAATCAGAATTTTGGGTTGCTCTTTAATAAAGCTGTCCCAAACTTCCTTTTGCTTTTTATTCAGTTCCATCGGCATTCACCATTTTCCTCAACATTGCGGCAATATCATTTTCTTGGGTGTTTCCGTCACCGCCGTTAACAGCCTTCTTCGTCTTCTCGATATTCAAGCGCATTTGCTCCAATTTAAGGCGCCGCTCATCTTGCTCATGCGCCAGCTGGTCAAACTGCTTGATCAGACTCCGGAGCTCACCCATTGCCCGAGATTGAGCGTTCAGGAATGTTGCATGACGATCCCAAGCGAATTGTATTTCAAGTTCTTCTTCTACAATGTTTTTTTCATATGTTAGATTGCCATCTTCGTCCTCATCTTGATGATAAGCGTATTTTGCCTTTTTAAGCTCTTTTGCCGTATCATCTTTATTCTGTACAAACATAATGCGTTGCGCCCAAATAATTGCCGCATATTGTATCTGAATCTGATCCCATATCATATTAGCAGGGGAACGCTCCTGAATCTCTTCCATGATTTCAAGCGTTTCTTCCGGCAGATACTTTGAGAAGAACCCATGTGTTACAGCGTTTTGATTTCTTGCCGGAGCCGCCCCGCCGCTATTTCCTAATGCGTTTTTGTTGCCGGGTTGCCCGCCTATTTTTGTATGCACACTTTTTTCAGTGGGTGCACCCTTTTTCCTTTCCCAACCATGCCGCTGCTTCCACGATTTAATGGTGTTCACCGACACCCCGTACTTCTCGGCAAGGTCCTTGTATTTCATGCCTTTGACGTAATCCTTATACGCCTGAATGTACTTTTCAGCCATCTACATTCACCGCCGCCCCCTTCTGATTCGTGTTTGTTTTGAATTTTAAAAGGATAGCCACTTAAGGCTACCCCTTTTAATAACTTATTGCACAATGTTAACAGTACATGCCATATCGTCGTAGTCTTCCCCACCAGAATCTTCAAACCCAAAATTGTATTCGTTGTTTGCATAATCAAACTTCAAAGCGCTCATGATCCACGGTTTATCTCCATCTGGGGGTGAGTTCTTGTGCCACCCAGTTACTTGGTACCACTCTTCTTTATGTGAATTGTTTTCAGGGGTGGAAAAATCATTCAACTTTCTATCATAATTCCCCCTCTCTGCCAATTTCTTTTCGCTATTGTACGGGTAGATACAAATTGCATTCTCAAAAGCCGCATTACTTGAAAAATGAAACTCCGCTCTTTGTCCACAAGGAACCTTTACCCATCCAATTTGGCTTGGAATTAATTCTTTATTATTATCTGGACCGTAACCCATTAGTAAGCCTCCTCTTTTGTTTGTGCGTAACACAGACATTATTGTGATGAGAAGCAACACTATTTATACCCATCTCCAACTTCCCTAATTAATTAACAAATGATCCATAAAATATCATTAGTTCATATTCCCTCTAAACCGACGCCGTACTCAGACCGTTAACCGCCAATAGTTTTCCCGAGATTTACCGGAATCGGTTTACAAGGAACAAACAAAAAAACACACCCTACAGAGTGTGCTTCAATAATTTTATAGGCATTTCCTTTGTATTTCTCTTTTCATAAAATGCCTCTAATTCTGGTTGCATCAATGCATTCTTTTTATTGTCTTTCTTAAAATTTCTTGCATTTGCATTAGCATGGACTTTTATAAAATCAACTTCTTCACAAATAGCATATCCAATAAGCTTACCTATAAAATAACTGGCGATTCCCTTTTTCCTTAACTTTTCATCGTGAACATAAAGGAATTCTAATTTTACAAATATCTCTTTTACTAACCGGCTATTCACTTTGAAAAATTCCATAGAAAATAAGACCTTCTTGGCTTCACCATCATAAAGACAAAACTTTACATCTCCATCCTTACAATGGTAATTCGTTTCTGTTGTGTCAGTAATATCATCATCATTAAATTTAAATTCTATAACATCTTTTTTACTGACCAGCGCCCCCGGCAAGCCCCAACTAACAACTCGTTCTCTCATAATCTCATTTTTATCATCCAAAAATTATCTCCTCCCACCTTATTATCGGTTAAGGAATAGATAAAAGTAACCGTTGCAATTTGTCAAACAAAAGCGCCCTTCATAAATAGGTGGCAGTCGTAAGACAAAAAAAGCACCCCGAAGGATGCTTATAACAATTATCTCAAGCGATTATTTAGTCTTTCCAGCAAGTCAATAATTAACATATTTTTTTTATCCAATTCACTTCTTAATATATCTACTTCTCTTCTCAGATGATTAAATTGATTCTCAAAAAATTGGTGATTCCTATACATATTCGAATTCCATTTTCGCATATCTATATCTTCTAAAGCAGAAATCGTTTTTTCACAAGACTTACACTTTAAAATAACCATCTTATACGGAGAATCCGTCTTAACACTTTTCAGTTCATCATGTTTACACTCTTTTAAATCAGCCACTTCCTCACCTCCCACCTTATTATCGGTTAAGGAGTATGATAAAGGAACTATTTGCAAAATTTGTCGAACGAAAGCGCTCTTCATAAATAGGTGGCAACCGTAAGACAAAAAACACCCTTTTGACAGGGTGCAATCAACGTTTCTTTTTATAGCCTTCAATATCTTTTCTCAAGAATAGGCGAGCTCTGTTCGTAGTTTTAATCGGAACCAATGTTTTATAATCCACCAGCTGCTTGAGATTCTGCCGGCTGCATCCGATTATCTCAATGGCTTCAGATGTCGTTATGACTTCTTTATCCATAAAATCTCTCAGCTCGTCTATAATTTCAAAAATAAACTTAGCCATTTCGGAGGTTTCTCCATTTTAGGGTTATATTAATTATAGTCAATACCAACCAGATCATTGCCAAAATCATAGTAATAATATCGAGAGTGCTGAGATCATCATAATTAAAATTAGTGAACAATATCACAAACAGAATAAAGAATAAGATCGTTGAACCATCGATTAATTTTTTCATATTTGCTCATTTCCTTCTATGTTTTTGAAAATCCAAAATATCCTCTTTCAGAAAAAGCCTGTCCCGGGGCATTTCTTTCATCGGCTCTAATTCCCCGGTCTTTACTAACTGGTTCAGATACTGACGGGTGAACCCCAAAATCTCAAGCGCTTCACTTGTATTAAGTATCTCTTCATTCAGAAATTTCTTGATTGCGTCACGCTCTTTAGGCTTGTACATTTTTGAATCATCCTTTTTTCTCGCGATATTTCAAGTAAAGGGAAAATGCTTTCTCAACGATCGAAACAACAAATAAAATGATCAGACTAATGTCGAGAGCCGTTTTCAATGGTCCCGCTGCCACATCCTGGCGGAAAAACAGCATATACGCCAGGGCGAGAAGAACAACAATATCGGTAGTGGACTGTACACTTTTCATTTTTTGAAAGTGGCTGGCTTTCAGGTATTTTTCTTTAGTCGCCGCATTTGCTATACTTGGAGCAAGGGAGAAGCGCTACCTTCTCCCTCGGCTCAAAATCATCTGCGCTTTCTTGGACGTCTGCGTTTTTTGATTTTGGGCTTTTTTGCTTTAAGCTTTTCCCTGATGATGAGGACTTTCTCAACAACTGTGAGAGTTGTGAGGATAATCCCCAATACCAATGCGATTTCAGCCACTTTCTTTCCCTCCTTTCTATACTTTAATTATACCTCGTTTATTTACTCACGTCAAGTAATATCGTGGGCTTTTTTCATTATTTATCCAATAAAAAAAGAGCCTATTCACGCTAAACAGAATAGGCTGTGATCTGCTCTATTTTTCATTTTCAGACGGGAACGTTCAATGTTCTTCTGCACGGTTCCTTTCTTAATCCCCAATAACTGCGCTATCTCTTCGAAAGACATGTTTTGCACAGTATGCATCATGAATATGTCTTTTTCTCTTTCTGTGAGCACGGATAGGGCATCAGCGATTCTTTCCTTATCCCAATCACTTACCCCTCCCTCAGCCTCTTGAACGATTGCGTATTCTTCCGGAAGCGCATCAATTAAGCGCGGATCAGCAAGAATCGTCCTTTGATATGCGTCTCTTCTGTCAGCACCTCGGCGGGCGCCGGGCTGTCTTCCGTTCTGCAGCCATTCGAGAGTGAATTCAATATCGCTGATCATGCTACTGATAATCTTTTTGTCGTTGATCTGTTCAGCCGTCAGATTGACTTCAGCCGTATCTTTGTAGAGCCGATACATTTTTCTTGTTTCTCTTAAAGCTCGTTTGTACTCAATGATTAAATCTTGCATTCTGATTCCTCCCTTTATTTACGCTTAAATGCGCCGCCCTTGCCCCGTTTAAGTGTTTGCATGTTCGTGTTCATCATTTGTTGCCAGAAACGATCTGAGCGCTCCTGCGTGTTTTTATTGGGCTTTTTCTTTTTCTGCTTCATGTCATCCCTCCGCTCAAATAAAAAACGGACACCAATCAGAGCACAGTGATTCTGTGCAATGATCAGTGTCCGCAGGCTTTCCGTCTTGGACTTATTTAGTTTTGTTCCGATGCCCATTTCAATTTTTTATAACCCTCGGAGCTTATAGAAACACCCTCCGTTCCACAATATGCACAATGAACACCATTCGGGTATTTAAGCTCTTCAATATATGTCCATTCTTCGCATTCCTCGCAATAATAGCTATGCAATTCCTCTTTTGTCACTTGTCTTCTCCTTTCTCTATATACTTATCAATATCTTGAAAAAACGCCGCGGCCGTGAATGCGATGATTGCGCCTATTAACATGATGTTTGCTTTCATGTCCGGCCTGTATTCGTACTGGAAATAAAACCAGAAACCTAATCCCATCAGCATAAAAACTATTCTCAGCGCCATCTAATCCCCCTTATTTGATTTGAAATTTTGCTGATTCTAATGTTCCGATATAGTTCCGCTTGCCGGAATCAGAATAGCAGTCCAGCTGGATGACATAGGTTCCTTTCCCGGTCTTATTCCGGATCGTTTTCACGTTGAATGACTTCAGAGGCGTTGCCGTTTTGAAGCTGCCCCGCTGTATTAAATTCGTATCAGTCAGCCCACTGCCACTGCGCTTCTTGTATACGCCGGCCGTATAATAAAGTGTGCTTGATCCTTTTTTCTCGGCTTTCCAGTCCACCGTTGAGGCGCCGGCCGTGTATGTCGCGGCATCTGTAAACACCCGGCCGCTGTACCCGGATTCATTTTGCCAGCCGGACCATGCGGCGGAAGCAGACGGCGCAACGGCCGCGGCTCCCGTAAATAATGCTGCTGATAGAATGATTGATTTGAATATTTTTTTCATGATTGTTCATCCCCTTAGAATTTTTGAGTCATTCAACAATTTCTAAATTTTTTATGATTTTCTTTAGAACTTCGATATGCGTTTTGTTAAATTCGAAGATGTGTGCCTCTGTTGACGAATCATACAAGTCAACTAAATGACCATCGGTACATATCTCTAAACGCTTAGAATGCCTATCACTTATTTCTAAACTGTTACTATCCGAAAGCTCTTTACTCATTCCGCGCCCTCCTATTCCTATGATCTTAGTTTTGTCTTATTTATCATGATTGGCATGCACCGCAGTATGAAAAAGGGAAGTCTGATCTAGCCCGGTGCGATAAAGAAAACCAGCGTAGCATTTTGTCTTAAATCCGACTTTCTGAAGCAACCAACAAGGAAAAGAAATAGTTGACGATAGGCCAATCAATAAAATTAACAAAATGCCTGTTTTCCAATCTAGTTTGAATCCCCACATAAAATAAATCCTTCCCTTCATCCTTATCTCCCATCACTCTCCACGCCCTCCTGATTTAAAATGATCTCTTTCAGATCATTCAATTCAACGACAAAATCACTGAATGCATCGTGCAACGGATTTTCCTTTTGTGATACGGCGTCTGCTCTTCTCTCATATACACTTATCAGCCTTTCAACTTCTTCTAATGGCGTTTTCAGCCTTTCGAAATTCTCTTGCACTACCGCTTCAACTAATGAATAGCGAGAAATATTGTTTAAAGGGGCATATTTCATATTGCCAGTGTCTCCCCATCTTCCGTGAAAATAAATGATTTCAGAAATAATCACATCTTTATTTCCTATCCCTAACAATGTACAGAATGCATTGTACTGCTCATCTGTCAATTTAAGCTTCACGCCACGCCCTCCTTAGTAATTTCTCCACCAAACTATAAACCCCCAAAACAGGAGCAGGAATACTATGACTCCAATCATTCCGCACCCTCCTTCTTTTTTAACGGATACCATCCACGAACCAAGTACCCACTGATAACTGCGGCAACTGCCACACAATTTATTCTCAAACTCTGATTGTCGAAATACTGATCCAGAATTGCTCCTATGGAATTGGCAATGACCGACATCATGAGAAGCATCAACATTCTAAATGTGATTTTCATTTCATCACCCCCAGAAATAATTCACGGCACTCACAGCGCCATATACGATCCAAGAGAGGGCGAAAAACAGGATTCGCCAGTTCTGCCCCCGGATCATTTTGTTTTGCTCCTGAATCGTCCGCGCTAAATCTTCGTTACGCGTTTCCAATTCGATGCATCTTGCTTGCAGTTCTTCGTTTTCCGTCATTGTTCTGCGCCCTCCTTCTTAACTATCCATTTATTAACGAAGTAACCACTGATGAAACCACCCGACGTTACGAACCCTGTTTTGATATAATCATTTCCGTAATGATGGCTTAGTAAAGCGCCCGCCATAGTGAATATCATCGGCACCAGAAAAATAATGGCCATTCTATTGATCTGTTTCACTCCGCGCCCTCCAATAACTCAGGATTTTGGTAAACGTCGCCGATGACTTTATTTGTCGCCGTCTTAGAAAACAACGGTCGGCACTCTTCTTTTATCTCATTGACGATGCACCATGAGCCGTCAATCATTTTCACTTCGCCTATGAACGGTTCCGGCCCAAACAAACCGCCGGGCGCTGTTTCCTCCTGTTTGACGATATCGCCCGCATAAATTCGTTTCAGTGCCCCGTGTGTTTGGAACTGATCAGTACCATGTATTAGAACGGATATCCCATCTAAATTAGTTGCGACTATATCAGGACATAAACCTGTGGATTCTTTATACAACGTCCATTCCTTGCGTCTTATGAACAGGTTCAGATTTACGTCATCCCCATAATACATCTGCTCGCCGTTCCAGACTCTGTATATTGCGTTCATAGGAGCGAACCGTCCATGATAAGGACTTTAATGTCCGGATCGTTGAAAGTCCCTGAAATATAGGTGTAAGACATCAGTTCTCCATCTTCACCCTTTACTTGCGAATACATAATGAGCGCATAGTCTCGTTCCACTTCTCGGATTTCATCGTCTTGAAAATTTTCGTAATCGTCCGTGTCAGAAATATACTCGTTGTAAATCCTTTCAGCATCCGCCTCGTCTTTCGCTTTGAGAAGCGCGTAATATGGATCATGGATTTCATAGAATTTCATTGTTCTTCCTCCTTCAATAGTTGAGCTGATTTAAGAATCTCTTCAAAATGTGACATTGCATGATCCCAACCACCGTAATGGCGGGGATGATATAGTATCTTAATGTCCTCCCTCACAGCCTCCATTTCTTTGAATCCTTTGATTACATGTTTGATCTCTGGATTGTCGTCCAGCGTTTGGATAGCCGCTTCCAGATAGACTGCATGATCAAGAGTTTCCTCAAGTGCATGCTGCAACCAGCCGCGCAGATCATAGGCATTAACTTGGACGGGCTGGCCGTACTTGGCAAGCCCCTTTTCCTGTTGTACGTTTAATTTGCTGATGACGGCTGAAATGATCGGGTTGTCCCTGTGGTTCATTCCGCTGCCCCCGGTATAACTTTTTTGATCATTTTCAAAGCGAGAGCAGCTATGTCTTTCACATCTGTTACGCGGAAACATTTTCTCTCTTCTGTATCGCACAGAGGAATTTTTATGGCTATGTTGGACTGTTCATAGATTTTATATGTGCTAGTTTTTCTATTGCACAATGCACATGGTTTACTTTCCGTTGATGAGATGCTCCCTATTTTCATTTCCCGTTCCCCCTATTTCCGCCCGCCGACGGTATTTTGTAGAAATTCATGCACATGACACATAAGCAGTATGCCGCCTGTTTCCGGTCCGTGCTTTTCACGGAAGACAGCCAATGCTTGTTCAAAAGCCTGCCTGTAATCCTGTTTCAAACTATTTCCTCCTCAGCGCCCATGACGCGCCCACAATGCGGGCAGTGTGCATCTGCGCGGATTTCTAAATCAAGTTTTTTATAATCGCAGTCCGGGCAATGGTATTCGATCATGGCCGGGCCACCGAATCAAATAAGCTGAGTTGAGTGATTTTATAGTTGAACAGCAATAATTCTTCAGCTCCGCGGCTTTTTCCGGATCCGCCGACAACCTGTTTGTATGCGGAAAAGGTTTCTGACTCCCAGTTCGGGTAGATCTCGAGTATCAAAGGATCATCGTAATAAGAAAGAACCACTTTCCCTTTGACCTGATTAAGCAGCCGGGCCAGTTCCCGGTGATCCTCTTCGGTAAAGCCGCCAGCATAAAACCGCTCGCGCCCAACATATGGCGGATCCACATAAAACAGAGTATCCGGGCTATCGTATTTCTCGATGATGTTACGAAAATCCTTACATTCGATCATGACGCCCTTCATACGGTTGGCGAAAGACTCGAAGGCGGCGCAGGCGCTTATGTATCCGCCAGCTGGGTTCTGCCCGCTTTGTGTGCTATGCCGCCAGCCTGTCTGCGGTACTTCCTCTGCGTTCCCCTTACTAATGCCGGAGCGATTCATATAAAACCATCTGACAGCCCGGTCAAAATCATTTTGCGGGTAATCTTCAGTTTTCCATTTCTCATAGAGCGCCCGGCTGTACGGAATGGATTCGCAAGCCTGCTGCATGGCCTTCGGATCCTTTCTGACTTGCATCAAGAAATTCACCACATGGCCGTCAATGTCGTTATACACTTCATGACCTATTTGCGGTTTATTAGCTATGACATGAGCCGCGCCGCCGAAAGGCTCGACGTACACCTTATGGGCGGGCATTTTATTTATAATGTGATCGGCGTATCGACCTTTGCCGCCAAACCAGATTAACGGTGAGCGTGCCATCCCTTAACCCCCGATCAAATTTGGAAGCACGGAGACTGCGAAGAAGAAAAGCCCCACGCATGCCCCGACCAGCCAGATATTTGTTTTATCCCGTTTAGCGATAATGGTATGGTCGCCGATCATTTTAAGATCGTCAGACCGAGCGACGAGCGTCGGGATGTAGTCCGGGTGAACCTTCAAAAGCTCGGCCGCCTGCTCGACGGTCATTGCTTCGTCCTTCGTGGCCTTCACGTTCCGTTGCAGTTCTACTTGTAATGGCATCATTTTGCAGCACCGCCTAACATTTCGGGATTCTGATGTACGTTGCCGATTAACTCACCATACATTTGAACAAAATCCCAACGTATTCCACCCGCATAAAATCCGGCATCATCTTCCGACCATTTAACGACTAGATTAAACACCCGGCCGTGTGATTTATAACAGATAATATCTCCGGCATATATTTCTTTTTCCATAAGCTTTTTGCCCGTCCATAAATCGCGGCTGATCAACTCGTAACCAAACTCTTCACAAAAGACGGGAGACAGTTTGCGCGCTGGGCGTTCTTCAAGTTGACTGATAAAGTATGTTTTCAATTCGACATTGCCTGTTTCCTTATGTCGGAACACATACCGGATTTTTATGTTATTCATTCCGCATCCCCCTCCAATGCTTCTCTGGCTGTTTGCCCTTTGTCTATTTCGATCAAGGAAGCACTGATTTTCTCCCCATTTATTGCGGTCCCGGGAACCTTTCGTCTCCTTGATTCATAATTTCTCTTATTCGCATATACTTGCAGAGCCTCTTTAAATTGATTGTTCTCCGCCCGTAGCCGACTGATCTCCTCCCGGGCCTGCCGAAACTGATTGACAGTGACTTCCTGCTGGCGTTGGTGTTCCTCAATGATTGCCTGCTGTTTTCTCATGTAGCCGATCATTATGTCTTTGACATAACTCTGCTCGATGATATAGCAAGGTCCTGCATTTATATCAAGTGGCTTCAATTCCTCTTTTGAAGCTAAGTGCCACAATGACAAGTCGCTTATAATTTCCTGTAATTTATCCATGCCCGTTCCTCCCCCGCAGGGGAAACCCCTGCTATTTGAATTTATGGCCGATCTCGTAATCACAACGAGCCAGGCCGCCTTTTATTGTTTGAATGATTGTTTTACCGTGTTCCGGGGCGTCCATTAAGTGGGCTGTCCCTTCAGTACCATCTAAAACGATGATCCGGACTTTCCCCGGCTCGATGCTTTGCTGAATAGTTGTTTCATGATTTTTTATTTCTGTTGGCTTGTTCACTCTGGCCGCCCCCTGTGCTATGATAGAAGTACCAGTTCATATCAGAGCATCGGGGCCACGGCTTCGGTGCTTTTTTACGTTTTACGACGGCAGCCGCATCGTTACGCCGGCAGATGGCTTTAATTCCTCACGGTAGATGATTGGATGCTTTTCGACGTATGCCGCCAACTGCTCCGGCGTCATTTTCCACTCCTTAACTGGACCAGGCTTGTATGGATCGATTTTTTCTTGCATAGCACATAACCTCCTGAATTGATTTAGTATTCAAGCACCAAACTTTTGCCGCAAAGCGTTATGGCAGGATTTCCGTTATAATGACTTCCACTCGGGGTTCTTCACTGTAAAACTTACTGACCTTCAAATCGACTACCTGACTATCATCCTTGTATATCAAATGATTTAAAGCGTCTTTGACACCTTTTACATAGTTATCGACGTCCGGCTTTGTTACAGGGCGTAAAAGTCCTCTCTCAGCGTTCTCCTTTTTCCTCTTGGATCCGGATACAGCTTTCGGCATAGGTCTGAATACTCTGACATCCATTGCCACAGGTCCCGTAATAACTTGTTTTGGCCGATACTGTGACGCCACCAGCGCAACATATTGTTTAAAATTCTTTGATTTCAAAGGATCACGCATTTTAACCTTGCCATTTATAACAGATCCCCTCGGCCTCCCCTGTGCAACAGGCTCGCCGTAAACTATAAACTGAATGGAATCCAACCGTCATTACCTCCCGTCAATTTGTTCCCAGTGCTGAATCTGCTTTTCCTTGTACGGCGCTGTGAGGATGATGGCTGGCAGCAGGATAAACGCTTTAAGCACTGTGCACCAGCTCCATTTGTTTGATTTTTTCCTCAAGCACCCGGATCGCCGGGGTAAGGTCCTGGCCGGCCGTTTGCTCGGCGGGCCCGAACAGATACATGCCGCCGGTTGCTATGAAGTTCGCTTTTTCCGTCATTCCCAATCTCCTAACCTATGATTTAATTGCATCCGGTCGCCCTTAATGATCACCGTGTAATCTCTGCACATTTGATGAATCCGGGAGCCCAACGCCTCGTCGATATCCAAAATTTCGCCCATATCAAGCTCGGAAGAGATTAGCAGAGGCTTATGATTCAGGTACCGGTAATTCACAACCGATTGAATTTGTTCCACTTGCCAATCTGTCGCCCGCGGCTCCCCCTTTACTGGCTTGAATAAGTCATCAATGAACAGAACTTCAGCTTTCCGCATGGCGTCGAGCTTTGTTTCCAGCTGGTCAAAGTCATTTCGCAGATCACCCATTCCCTCTACGTATGGGAAATACATGCAGTAAATTGATTTTTTCTTGATCAGATTGTTCATGATCGCCGTTAACAGGTGCGTTTTACCGCTCCCCGGCTGCCCGAGCAAAGCGATACTGTTTGAACGTTTTCCCTTGATGCTCTGAAAATCCTTATAGTATTCCACCGCGCACTCATAAGCGTCCTTGATCATGTCTGGCTTCCCGTCCTTAATGAAGGTTCCAAAAAGGAGCTTTTCGAATTCCTCCGTGATGCCGCTGGCCTTCATAAGCCGGGCGATCTTTTTCCGTTTTACACACTCGCATTGCTTTGAAAATGTAGTTTTCCATTCCCGGGCCTTATCCGGCAAGCATACTTTCCCCGCAAGATAATCCTCTTCTATGACCATTTGATCGGGGGTCAGGCTCTCCATTGTCTTATGATCTTTCCTCAGCTGGCGCTCTGTGTCTTGGTGAATCCGGTAAACGATAATGCCCTTATCCTTGCAGTCAGAGCACTCATATTCAGCCTTTTCTTCTGAGACGGCCTGTCCCGTTGAAGATGCTGCTGACCGATCCCGGAGCTTGGTTAGAATGGCCTTCATTGCTGCGTCCATTTCTTGCGTTTTGCGAGCTTCCATACTGCTGTTTCTCCTTTCGTCTCTGGCTGAATGGATTTGAGAGGATTGCTTCAATGTAATTCAGATTGACGTTGTTTCCCTTGCTTCTGAACGCCTGTTTCATTGCCTCCATGACTTTCTCTTCGCCGTAATCATCCACCATATATCCGAGCCGCTGAACCTCCATCGTGCCAATGGTGCGGGCTGTTTTGTTTTCGAATAGTTCAAATGCATTTTTCATTTTTTCGTCAACCTCCTGCTGCGCTTTTGGCGATGCTGCGTCTGGCATATCCGCTTTACCGTTCTCCGTTTCCTCATTACGTACTGGATTTTCAAAAGAGATTAGCTTGTATTTTCCGGCCTTTCTCCCCTGCGGCTCATATTCTATTCGTTTGAGCTCGATCAGAATTTTCCGGTGCTTTATCAACGTGTTTTCTGTTATCTCAATTTTTGCTTGAAGAGTGGTGTTTGAAGTGGTGAACCACTCCCGCCACCCGGTTTTATTGTTGATGTGCATCAGATGGAACCATAACGCTTGTGTTGTTGCTGACAACGGATTCGTTTCTAACCAATTCATGAAGCCGTTCATTTCTTTCAGGTAGTTCATGGCTCACCTACTTCCTTTCACACAGTGCTGTCAGAGCCTGAAAATCTATTTCTACTAACCTCAGAGACGGCTCATTTGTCTTTAAGTAGTCAGTCGTATACCGGGTATACAAGTCCTTTCTCATATCGCGCTGAACCGTTTTGACCAGCCAGAGATAACAATGCGGGATAGGAACCCTGATCAACTCCCTTTCCATCAGCTCACCAACTCCGAAAAATGGATAATGCTGTTCAGTTGATTAGTGGCCCGGCAATACTTGCATTTTTCGCACCGCTCCGGCTTCTCTCCACCGTGTTTCACTTGCAAAATCCGGTCCATCCGCTGCTCAATCTCCTCAAGCTCTACTTCCATCCGGCCTTCATCAATATTGATGACAGCTTTATCAGGTGGGTCTTCTTTCGACACTCCAACGATCAAGGGTTCAAGCCATTCGTTACGCCCAGTCATCCGTTTTTCAATCTCTGCGTAAAGCGCCATCTGAGCGATGTATCCGTATGCCTCAACAAAAGAGCAATATCCTATTTCCGGGTCCCAAACTTTCTCCCGCAATGACCGCGCTGTTTTCAGATCGGAGAAACGGCCGCCAGCTGGGTTGTATACGTCCAGCTTTCCTTTCCACGGAACACCGAACAATTCAGCAGTTACGATCACTTCCTTTTCTCCTTGCAAAACGAACATACAGAGTTCGTCATGTTGAATCGCCTCAATCATCAGATCAGCTAACTGATACTGCTTGTACAGCTGGCCCTTTTGTGTAAAAAGTGATGGGGTGTTCTTTTTAAATTCATCAAAAGCCTGTTCACCTTCAAGCCAGGCATGAACATATTGGCCGAAGAGGAGCGCCTCCGATGTGGGCGGCGTCCATTCTCCGTTCAACTTTGCCATCGTAGCAGCCTCGCATTGCAAAAAGCTTTTATATTGAGAATTTGACATGTAGTGTCTATCAATCTCGTTAGAGTAATAGTTCTCCTTGTTCAGTGCCGGTATCCGCATTAGCAGGATCACCCGCCTTTTCTTTACTATCAGCAGGCTTGTCAGCTTGCTCTTTCTGCTTTTTGAATTCTTCCTCAGCCTTTGACTTAGTCGCGCCTGTGGCCTTCACATTGAAGTAATCCTCTTTCTTGGCCATACCATCACGTAAAGATGTATAAATGCGGCCAATCTTCAAAAAGTCTTGTTCTGTAAAGGCGTCGACGTTACTGCCGATGTATTCTTCAATCATTTCTTTGGTGATTCCGAATTCTTTTTTGAATGTTGATAAAGCATTTCTGAGCCGATCTTCCAGTGGTTCTTTATGGCCGTTTATTAACGTTTTCTGGCACATATCAACTGCAGCGTCGACGATATCGCCAGGAATCACTCCGAGTATGCAGGAGCGAACCCGGCGGGCTCCTTGATTGGCAACCATTTCGTAAATATCCCTCGCGTCATTAAGCTTTGTTACTGTACCTTTTGCCTTTCTCTCATGCTTCACAGTGAATATTTTGGTTTGCCGTGTATTCGTTTCAAGATCCCAAGCATACGCCATGACAGAGGATTCCCCGGCTTTTTGCTCGAGCTCCATAATTCCGTAATCAATGTTCCCCCAGTTCTGTGCCAAGGCCTCCGCCAGCCGGATAGATGGACCGGAAACCTTTGTCCCGCCGCGAGGATATTCATACACCGCATTCTCGGCTAAAAGCCTCCGTTCGCATGCTTTTTTAATCCGGTCAAACGCCGCGAATACGTCCCGTGGGAATTTCTTTGCGATGACCATCGCCGCCTGTACTTCTTGAGCCTGTCGGCTTACCATCGCTTCCGTAGTCACGCTAGTAGCCTGCTGAGGCGCTGGCATGTAATCTGAGTAATCTACCTGAGATAGTCCGTTCATTGTGCTGCCACCTTTCTTTTGTACGCTTCGGTTCCAAGCCGCTGCCATTCCCGATAGTGATCCATTGAAGGGAAACTAAACTGCGCTTTACCGTTTTTGGCGAACACAATTGAACCTCCGACCTGCCTTAAACGTTGTTGGTCCTCCGCACGCTCACTGAATGCGACTTTAACTGCTTTAGCCATGTATAAAACCTCCATTGTTTTTTATGGGGCGTTTTGGTATAATAGGAATACAATCAATTATCAAAACGCCTTACCTAGTCCACTCTGCAAAGTGGGCTTTTTTTATTGTGCTGAATGAAACCTAAATCCAAGTTGCTCCTTCAAATAGCGTTTAAGATTGTCTTGTAAAATCACCTCACCGCTGTCGACTACATAATTATCTGCTGACGTTACTTCATCTCCGAAAAAGTCCTTTTTTGTTTCCGGTTCAGTCGCTTTGTCATGCCAGTTGTTCAGAATCATCGGGTTTTCTATGTTCAATTTCCTCGGCTCCTTCGTTTACCTTTGCCAATTCAGTAAGACTCTCGATTGCATTCTCTAAAGAGTAAAATTCCTTATGCAGAATGCTCACAGCTCCTTTGATCTCTTCCTCTGAATATTTCGCCTTTTGGGCATGTCGCAAGAAGCTTGCCGCGAGCTCAAATTTTCTGAGATTCATCCCATACACCTACTTATCACTGCCAAATTAATGCCGCGCTGTTGCATCTTTATTGCTGCGTGATACAACCGCCCTTTATTCGCCAGTCGGCTGATATCCTCTGTAAGAACCTTGATGCTCCCTGCAAGACTGATAGCTTCTTCATAATCACCATCCCGTAACGCCTCCGAAAGCATGATAGAGAGCTCTTCCGCCGACTCGATTTTTCTTTTTGCTGAATCTGCATCTGATTTAAGAAACTGATTGATTTTCATACCAGCACCGCCTGCCTTTCTTCTGTTTTCGCCATTGCAACCTGACTCATTAGCGCTTTCCGCGTCCACCTTTCGGCCAGTTCCTTCATGTTCAATCCATGACTACGGGCCAGCGAATATATCAGCGTTTTATTTGCCGGGATCAGATCAAAAATCTGTTTAATATCGGCCATTGGCAGTTCTTCAGGTTGTCGGCCTGGCCTATCGTTTGCCAGCCAGCGCGCTAAATGCCTTGTTGCTTGCAATGCTTCTTCAAGCTGATGAATCATATTGATTACCGCCGCGCTTGCGCTCTCGTTAAGTGCTGGATCAATTGGGGCCGCGGTCGTCGGGTGCAATTTGAAGAGGTAATGTACCAGATCAATATGTTCGTATGCCTCGCACGCCTCAAACCACTTGATGCATAATTCCGGGGTAAGCTTACTGAAACCATTTTCAACGTCCGAAACATACCGCTGATCCTTTCCCCCTATCAAATTACCGATCTGATATTGTGCAAGTCCTGCCGCTTTGCGGACACTACGCATGATCCGGGGTAGATTATGCAAATTGTATGGGTTGTTCTCCATATGTTTGCCTCCTGATATATCCAGTTGTTCACTGGTAAAATTTAATTAACGAAGGAACTAGCTCGCTTGCTGTTTTCTCAGCTTGTCGATGATAAAAGCCTGTCCCTTTGGCGTAATGCGGATAGTCAGCCATGATTTAGATGAACCGTTTACTTGTCGCACTCCCTGTGCTATCTCAAAATAACCACGGTCGATATATTCCTGGTATGGCTCGTTCTTATTTGCTAAGATCATCTTCCATTCGCGCAGCTTTTGGAACAGCCGTTTTTCTCCGATGCTGATACCCTTTTTAGATGCAAGCTTCGCCAGTTCCCTCACAAGCAATGATTTTTCAGATGCCATACAACTCTCTGCAAAGTTGATAAGTGGCTGCTGAATCTTCAGTGTGTGCTGAAGTCGTTGCCGCTCTTCCTCTTCGGTGATCCATCGCTTTGCCCGGCAGATCGGATCATCAATCATGTAAGAGGGTTGATTGAGCCTTTGAAGCTCATTTTCCATACGGTTAAATTCTGCAATGTATTTTTCTTTAAATATTGCGGCCTTTGCGCCTGTGTAACCAAAAACCAAGAATGTGAGTCCATCACGTTTTATGAGATATTTTTTGTATGTTCGGTTTCGGTCATCCTGATAGTCAACCTCCGCAAAATTGTGGAGATTAAATTCTTTGCTGGAATCAAGGTTTCTGATGTCCCGAAGGACCGTGTCATGCCGTTTCCCAAAGACTTCAGCGACCGTCAGGCTGTCCGTTACAACTTGATTGCCTTCGATGAAAACCAATTGACTCATGCTGTAGCCCCTTTCTTGTAGTAGTCAGTGTTTTCGGCAACCCAATCTGTGTTTTTCTCGATCCACTTGAAAAGCAAGTGAGTCGGTATTCTTAACCCGGCTTCTTTAAAAACAGGAAAGTCAGCACGGTTGATAAGTTGAGAGGCCTTCGTTTCTTTGATTTTCATAACCTCCATAAACTCTTGCTTTGTCAGCATTGGCGGGAGTTGAGTGGTTCTGAAATCCTGAAGAGCTCCAGCGACCTCTTCCGCTATGATTTCGCGGAACATGTTTCTAAAAGCTTCATGATCTAAATTGAACATTCTTTTGACCTCCTATGCCGTGTTTGATTTTTGTTTCGAAACGACGACTTCTTCATCAAAAAAAAGAGTCCAAACGAAACCTAATGCTTCTCCTATTTTTTTTGCTAATTGAACTGATGGATTGCGCTTGCCTAATTCAATATTTGCGTAGGCGCCTCTGGAGATACCTATTTTATCAGCTACACTTTGTTGACTTCGTTTCCCACGTATTTCGATTAACCAATGTCTCATCTTTTTTGACACCTCCTTAATGCGTCGTAACGAATCATTTGAGTTTATAATATCGTCTTTAAGAAACATTGTCAACAACTTTTTCGTCGTTTTGACGCAAAACTTTATTTGTTTCATTTTGACACGTTATAATGTTTTTGGAACGAGGTGAAATTATGTTTAAAGATCGGTTAACACAGCTTCGAAAAGAAAAGAAATTAACGCAAGGAGAAATGGCTGAAAAGGTTGGCGTTCATAGAGGTACATATGCCAATTACGAAAGAGGCCACAGGCAACCTGACTATGAAACATTGGTCAAAATTGCTGATTTCTTCGAAGTGTCTACAGATTTTTTACTCAGAGGCGAGGATCATTATAGAGATAAGGCCAGGGAACTGCGTAAACATAATGACGTTCGTTTTGCCGCTGTCGATGGTCGGGAATTCACTGATAGTGAAAAAGAGGAAATTCTTGCAGATGCTTTAAGACGAATTGATGGCATTGAAAAACTCATTGAGGAGAATTTCAAAAAGAAGAACGAAGATAAGAATTAATTATTTATTTATTATTGTTTTGTTTAGTTTAAATAATGCTGAATAGATCACCTCAATTTTTGAGGTTAAATGTTCAGTTGAATGACGTTCAACCTCAAAAATTGAGGCGAACACTTCAGCAATACCTTCAGTCATTTCCCTTTCAACCGCAATTATTGAGGCAACACTTTCAGCCTTTTTTATGCTTGTCCATGAAAATACTAGAAGAAATGGTAAAACTCTCTTGAATTATCAATCGTTTTAGTTGATCATATATAGGTATTCTATTATATGAACTGGGGGAATTAGTTTGAAAAAGTGGTTAGTTTTATTCATGTCTTTGGGCTTGGCTCTTGCATTAGCAGCGTGTGGATCGTCTGAAAACGCCTCGTCTGACAACAACGGGGAAAGCAAAAATGAGAAAGCCGAAAAGAAATCCTCTGATAAAGAGGTTAAAATGGGTCAGGATATTAAGGTTGGCGATATGATTTATAATATCAAGTCCAGAAAAGCAACTGATCAAGTAGGCCCGTCTGTTCTGCCGGAGAAAGCAAATGATAAGTACCTGGTCATTGAAGCTACGCTTAAAAATACCGGTAATGATAAAATCACTGTGGATGCCTCTTTCTTCAAATTGAAAAAAGGCAAAAAAACATATGAAGCCGATTCCGCGGCGAGTGTTTCAGCGAACCAAAAAGAAGACGGCAGCATCGACAACAGTTTTCTCATGCAGGATTTAAACCCTGATTCTACAATGAGTGGTAAAGTTGTTTTTGATGTGGCGCCGGAGGTTGCGAATGCCAAAGACCTAAAGCTTGTTGTCCAAACTGGCATTTACGGTACGCAAAAAGGTACAATATCACTAAAGTAAGCCTTCGGGCTTCCTTTTTTTGAATACAAAACAGAACAAACGTTCTTTATAATGCCACTATAACCTATTTATGGAGGCATTTACCGGTGTAAAATGGTACATTTTTCCCCTATAATTACATACAAGTAAACAGATTTTCCACAATTTAAGCATTGACAAGGTAATGAGGGGGTCAATTACAACATGGGGTATACGCAAAGTCACTTAGAGGATTGGATCGAAAGTTTTCTCAGGGAACACAAAATTACAACGCCTTCAGAACTTAAACTTGTTAAATTATGCAGGAAGCTCAATGTATTTGTACTTTTTGATGATCGAGAAAGTTATATGTTAGATATTGCAGGGGTCCATATCGTAGGCATAAATAACCGGTTAAGCTATCAACAGCAACGATCGGATTTAGCTCATGAGTTATGGCACATCTTATTAGAGGGCGGCGATAACGAGCTTATGCCGCCACACTGGAGACAGTATCAAGAATCAAAAGCAGGTTATTTTTCATATCACTTTTGTGTTCCAACATTCATGCTGCGGCAACTGAACTTACCTTCAGATGAGGAAGTCGCTGCACGGTTGGTATCGGATACATTCAAGGTGACTTTTGATTTTGCAAAAAAGAGATTAAGAATTTACTTTAATAAATTAAACTATCGTTAAGGAGGATTAAAATGGTTGTCTTTAAAAAGGAGAAATCAAAGCGTTCATCCAAGGGGTATACTTGGTATTTCGTAATGGAAAACGGCCGCGATCCAAGAACAGGAAAACGCAGACAAATAAAAAGACGTGGTTTCCAATCAAAAGCATCGGCGGAAGCCGCTTATCTTGAATTGAAAACTAAGATCATTTCAGGGCTTGATGTCGGGAAAGAGAACATTCTTTTTCAGGAAATCAAAGACCTATGGTACAAGGAATACAAGCATACCGTCAAAGTCAGTACCCTGCGAGCACGAAAAAGTGAAATAGAGAGTTTGGAAGAATACTTCGGAAAGATGAAAATTAAAGATATAACCAGGGGTGTTTATCAGAGGTTTTTAGATTATCTGAGGGAGGAAAATTATTCCTTCAACACAATAAGTGGTATCCACACTACAGCAAGTATGATCTTCAAATATGCGAGACAGGAGGATATCATAAGCAAAAGCCCGACGGAATTTGTTAAACCGCAGCGTCCAAAGCTTACAGTAGAAGATATTGAATCTCAAGAAGAAGTCGAAAACTTTCTTGAAGGAGAAGAACTTGTTGAGTTTTTAGACCTTACGGAAAAACACGGTCTTTTTCTCGACTTTGAATATTTCTGTATGGCTGCATTTACAGGCACTCGTTCCGGTGAGCGATTGGCCGGCAAATGGAGAGACTTAACTTTAGAGGGAGACGACCTCAAAACATTTCGAGTTACCAAAACGCTTTATTGCCCATCAAACAAAGCATCTGACTATGAACTGTTGCCACCGAAAACGCCAGCTGCTGTTAGAGATGTACCTTTGTCGGACTTTTTAGCATCTTTGTTGAAAAGACTGAAGCTCAAACAAGCTAAAATAGCATATGCGAATGGGCGAACATTCAGTGATGATGATTTTATATTCGCTCGTCCTGACGGCCACCCTGAGAACATTAAAAAGATGGATACCAGAATGAGAAGGATTTTAAAACGGATGGACATAAACAAACATATTACCCAGCATACTTTTAGGCACACATTCACTTCGCTTGCTGCTGAAGCAGATGTACCTTTAGAAGAGATACAAAAAATATTAGGCCATCAAAATGATGACATAACGAAAAAAGTCTATTTACACACTACTAGAAAAACCAAAGAAATAACTTCGCAAAAATTCAATTCTTTCATAGGTGACCTCTCAATGAAAATACAGTTATCATGA